CTCGCAACACCTGCCCAGCAGCAAGAATCAAGTCTGGTGTCATCATCTTGTCATATGCTTTGTAATCTCCGGCAATGAACTTCTCAGAATGGCTCTTAAGGTACATCGCAATGTCATGCCATTCTGGCCCCAAAGCATCCACTCCTACGCAGCATTCGAACAAAAGACGATTGTTCTGCAACAATGAATTAACTGTAAGAAGATACTTTCGCATCACCAGGGAAAAGGAAATTGGACTGCCAGTAAACACTCTCGTCTTCATTGCTTCTCTCTTGGCCTTCGTCACAGCTTCATCCTTCAAAGAGGCCATGAAGACTGGCATGCTTCGTGAACCACTTAACAAAGTCTTCTCCACTTCACGTACATCTTTCCAAATCTCCTCATCCAAAACAGCATGTCCATCTTCCAAAATTTGCAGGAACTTGCTCTTCGAGCAATTGTAAGGAAATCCAGCAGAAGTCTTCCGTGGAATCTTGTCAACATACTTGAGACCATCCACACCATTTAAGGCCTGGTCATCAGTCAACACAAAAACTTTCTGAAAATCCTCATCTCGAAGAGAATTGACAGTTTCCTCAATGAACATTTCTGTAGCTTCATCCAACAGGGCATGATCCAATGTCAATTTCCGCGTGACCATTGGTTTCGCCTGATTAATCCAAACCTGACGATGACGCATCACAGGAGAAGCATGAGTATCCTGCATCCCCTCCTCCTCACACATCGGGAAAAGAATTGACCGATTCACTCGTGACTTTGCTGGAAATCGTCGTTGAGAAGATCCAAACACGTAAAAATGGCTATCTTCAATGCGACGCAGGTTAGAATCAGGACTCCAAGATCCCAAAGTGAAATCACACGTTTCCCGTGTCAACTTTCCACCTTGCACTTGAGTGCCGAACTTCTCAACCAAGTTCAACACTTTAGCCTGGGTCAGGACAACACCACCAGCATTACATCCACGCAAAGATTGGTGGAGCGCGGCAATAGTTGGTCCCTTGTTAGTAAAAACCACATAGGGAGAACCACAATCACCTTGCTGAGTAGCACTAATGCCTCGTGCAATGTACTGTTGCTGCCAACGGGAATCCAATAATGGGTGCTCAATGAAATCCTCTCCGTGCACACAACACTTGCTTTCCAAACAATCAAGAGAACCATCCATTTGGCGTATCAAGATTGAGACAGTAGCAGCTAAGTCACACATCACTGCCTTTGGTAACAATTCGATTAAATCTCGATGGGGAGGTGAATTTCGGAAACGAATTGCAAGAAGATCATTTGCCTTGTCTTCCACAATATCCTTATTACTAACAGTGCAAACTAAGGGATGATTCATCGCATGACCATTAATTGAAAAAGTTCTACCAGAATGGAACAGGTGATAATTGGTAATGAGAATCTGTCCTCTTACGAAAATGCCAACTCCCTTCTTCTTCTCCAATGGGCCTTCACGCATATCCATACAGCCAAGACGAACCACATTGGCACCAATCTTTGACAAGATTTGTTCACGAGGAAGCCCATTCCATGACAGTACCTTTGACCCAAAGTCAACACTTGTAGTGACTTCCGTGTCCTTGTAATACACGTCTGGTAATGACTGTGCACCTCCCTGTATCTCAGCTGGCTCTGTATCTTCAGATGGTACCTTCTCAACTTCCTGTTGGGACCATTCCTTAAAGACCTTATAACCAGCATATGCTCCAGCACACCCAGCTAACACGGATAGACACTGAGCAAATTTGAACCATTTCCACTGATTTCCCAACCACCGTGGGGCATACCGCATGAAATACCAGTTCAGTACTCTGTTTCGAATTCCAGTTGGACAGTATTCAATGATGCTTGCAATCATGTAGAAACGCCAATTCCATGCATTATATGTTGCAATAGCAGATCCAAACACAATGTAGGGGCACAATAGCGACATTGGCACAAGAACAGCACACGAGCAGTAAAAAACAAAACCAAAAATGCCAGAAATTAACTGCCACCCCCACCACTCAAATATGTTGGCATTGAGCCAAGGATGAATCTCAGGGAAGCCACGACTCCAGGGGTTCAGCTCAAAACAAATACATGCCAAAATGAGCCGACACCAGTCAAACCACACATACACAATGTTTGGTGTCTCAGGCTCAGGCACAAATCGTCGAGCAAAATCTACCTGGGGTTCCTGAATCAGTTGCTCGCGGACAACTGGATCAGGTAGACGAACATCGCCGTCTTGAACTTCTAGAACACAAGAACAATCTTCAGTTTCATGTCCACATTCAAAACAGTACTGAACAGTTCTACGATCAGCACTGGATTTCATGACCATGTCTTGTTGAGTGTCATGTTCCGACATAGCTTGCCACAGCCACACTCGAAACTCATCAAGGAAACAAGTCTCCAAGACCACGTCATACGTAACATGCTTCGGGCTTCCATCAGGACATGGTTGAGGGGACTCGACTTTAATGTCCCACCAATCTTTACCAAGCAAGCGCTGAACTCCACAAGATGAATCCACTCGCAAACCACCATCTCCTCTCCTAAACTCAGGTCGTGGAGTAATAGTGATGACGTATGGAAAACGTCGCAAAGCAGCATATGGTGTCTCAAACAAAGAAAGAGCATTCAGGTGCTTGCAATTGGTTGTACCAATTACCAACTTTGGAGCGCAATATACCTTTCCCTTCTCTTCCAATGAAGCCATGTTCAAACACAAGACATTGTTGTTTCCAATCTGGATAATATCCCTCATGGAAGATTCTGCCAATGATGTGACCTTATTGGGGTTCTCAAAGGCTAAATCATCCAAAATAATGATCTGGTGGGATGTTTTGAATCCAGACCAGAATGGGTCAACGAAGCTTCGTGTGTATCGAGTGTCCTCAGTGTTCTCAAAGCCCTTCTTCTTAGCAAAGGCATCACTGATGATGTCCAAAAAAGAACTCTTGCCAGCGCTTGGAATTCCATTAACTAACAAACAAAATGGAGCACGGCGAAACTTCGAACCAACAATAGAGTTGTGAATCTCGTTGGCTAGCTGAACACATTGATTGAAAGGCATTTTGAAAAACCTCTTCTGATCTTCTGAAAGAAACTTTGAAATGTCTCTTCCCTCTTCAATCAAGAGCTGGAGTTCTCCCAACAAAGACTGGGGAGTCTTCCGCAGGGCAACATCCATTGAATTCAGATTCACGTGATCCAACTTGGCAGCATCGAACTTCTCATGCCACTTTGAAACTGAAGTGGATTCATACAAGATGCTCGACCAAGAACCTGTGCGCATGTACTGATAACCCTGTTTGAGCAGAAAAACAATACTGCTTAACAGCTGGACAACCAAGGAACCAGACATTTTCATGGGCTTGAAAACTTCAGGTAACATTTTCCGCAAAAAGGAATCAGATGATGCCTCATCGTCGAAGTTGACGAAAACAGAAGCAACATAACCGATCACAAGTTGCAGAGATTTCCAAGCACGACTCTTTTCGAAGGCACCTTGAATCTCAAAAATCTTCGAGATATCATCTACGACAGCTTCTCCAAAGAAGAGACCTTCATCCTGGACTTGAGTTCGTTGGAAAAGTTCTTCCATAAACTCAATACAACGAATGGAGGCATCTGGCACTACATGTCGAATGAAGTGCACAATAGCCGAAACTTGTTGGGCAAAAGTTGTTGAAATGGACATGTCAATAAACATGTGCAAAAGGGACTCAAAGAAAACTCGATGTTCCTTAATTCCAAGAGCGTCCAAAAACTCCAACACCTTAAACTTCATGAAGTCTGAAGCAACTCTATCTAGATTCCTGGGCATTGCCCGGCCCATGGAACCATCCTGCAGCTGTGCACGCTTTTGATCATGCGCACGCTGTCGGTCTTTGTGGGTAGCGTCCCACATTAGGGTTTTTTCCCTACGCTCAGTTTTTGCCTTCAACTGAGAAAGGATGACCTTAGTGACCTTTTGGTCATGGGTCGTGGCCGGACTTTGACTCCGACGGCCATTGGAGTTGCTCTTTTGTGGCGAGCGTGCCGTTGTCAACTTAACCATAAAGTAAACAGTGGGTACACATAGATCTACAAATGGATCCCCCGTCCCAAGGGGATCTTAGCTATCGGCGATCCTTCAAAAAGGAAAGATTCACACAAACAGTGTCTAACATCGCATCAACTCAGCGGTGCGGGTAACAGAATAG